GACGGCAGAGCGCCGCGCCGTCATGGGTAACGGCGAAAAGAGGGTAACCTCCTGGCCAAGCGTAGGGGCTGGTGCTGAGCTGGTCTGCAAGACGCAGGCTGCGTGATTGTGTTGTCATGGCATGGTGTGCCGAATGAACCCTCACACAGTAACAGCACGGTCAAGCCAGCCGAGCCAATTGTTAAGTGTCACAACAGCGGCGGGGTATGGGCAGGCCTGGGGCCCATACTGCGGGAGTCGTTCGGCACATCACGCCATGACAACCACAACACCACATCCTCAGAGTCTGTTCGATCAGCTCACCGACGAGCAACTTGTCAGTGTCACACGGCACCACGCCGAAAAGTTTGACGCTGCTTGGGTGGTGTGTATGTCAACCCACTACAGGTCAGGCCGTCACATCGACGCTCAGGACACCATGGAGCGACAGTACAGGATCCTGGGACAGCTTGTGGACTATACCTACGGCCACAGGCCGCACACAGTCTGGGATGCAGTCGTCAAGGCGGCCAATAGGAGCGCTTGACGCCCGGCCCGAATCTTTCTACACTCCCACACAAGCCCTACCCTTAGGCTCACACCATGACAAACGACCTCATCAACCTTTCGTACGATCAAACCCGAGAGACCATAGACGATCTGTGGCGCTGGAGCGAGAACTTTAGTTTCCCGTCGCCGGCCTCCTTGTTTCTTGACCTCATCGGTTACAGCGCTGAGAAGTTTGGTCAGCCGCTGTGCAGCGATGGCCTCCCTAACCTTGGTTACGTGGAACACCACCTTTTAGCTTGGGCTCTGCTGGCTTACGCTCATCGGCCGGCAGACGTGCTGGAGCGTGTCGGCGAACTGCTCACCGTTGAACAGGAGGCCTGAGCCATGCAGACTCTCTGGCAGGCAGAACTGACTGACACGTTCGGCGGTCAGGCCAATTATTGCTGGGTCAACCGCGAGACCTTTGAGCTACCGGCTGACGCGACGCGGCGCCAGATCGTAGCGGCCGGCAAGGCTGCCCTGGGTCTGACCGGTTGCCGTTGCCGCACCTTTGAGATGGGCGAGGGATTCGAGCTTAGGCCGATCGGCTCATGCACCGTCGCGTTCTTGCTTCCGTCCTACTGATCCCTGGCACCCTGCAGACCCTACGGGCCCGGCCAGACTGCCGGGCTTTTTGCTGGGCGCTTAAGATTGAACCAAAGCAAGTGAGGATCAGTACTGTGACGGATCAGCCGGAAGCTAACAGCATGGCGCCGGAAGATCTTCCGGAAGCTGTAGAGAAAAGACCGCGACCCTATGGGAAGAGGAACCCTGACGCCGTGATTGAAGAGCGGCGGAAGCGGCTTTACAAGCGGCAGTTAACGGGGCTTCCTGTTCGTCAGTTGGTTCTAGATCATGCTGATCGCGAAAGTATCGGCGAAGTAACAGCATGGCGTGATTGGGACGCTGTCAAACAGTGGAACGAGGAAGATTGGAGCAAAGATCGCGAGAGTATAGTTTCACGTTTACAGGCGATGAGGATGCGAGCCATTGACGCCGCGATCCGCAAAGGCCAGATTGGCTCTGCGCAGTTGCTCATGCGAGACCTTGGCGCAGTGGTCGGCGAGGTCGCGCCGGAAGCCGCCGCGGCAGCCGCCCCGCGACTTGAGATCACAGTGGAAGACAAGCGGCAGACTTGAACCGCCGCGAGTGTTACAAAGTGTGAAGCCTGGGGCGTTGCCACCTAGCCGCGGCCCCAGGCTTCGCTAATGTGTGAGGGTACCAGGGAAACCAACCCATGAAACACCCCCGCGCTTTTCTGCTGATCGTTTCTGCTGCGCTGACGATCGGCTGCGCCAGTGGCGCCTGCAGTCTGCGGCCGATCGGCGAGCACCGCGGCAGTGTCGCCGGTTTCGCATGGTTTGCAGCGATGGCCGCCGCAGGCTCTGCCCTGACTCTGGCCGCTGGAGCTGACCTGATCGGCAGCCGCGACTAGTTCAAACATACCACGTTACATTATGTTACAGTATGGCCGCCCAGTGCGGCCTGCTGTGCTACAGTAACACTGTCACACAGGGACACCACCCCATGGCAATCACAACACTTGCGGCCATCGCCGCTCTGATTCTGTTACCGCTGCTGATCCTGCTCTGGGCCACCGAGTCCAGGCCCCAGCGTGCACGGCGGCTGCGGTCCTACGGATGGACGCAACAGCGGATCGCCGATCATCTCGGCGTTAGCCGCTCCACTGCGCGGCGCCTGCTCACCGCCTAGCGGGCTAGTACACCTGAACCAGTGCCTGCCGGGGGGCGGGTTGCGGATTCTGGCGTGCTTAAGCACCGCCCAGGGAACCTACTGATACATTCCAAATTCCTTCTCCTGTATCACACCGGGGGGCAGGGTTGCGATTCTGCTGGAACGCGTCCGCTAGGCCCCAAAAAATACGCAAGCGATAGGATAAAATACAGCCTGTCAAGGACATCTCCCATGTGGAAACCGATTCGCGGGTACGAAAACTCCTACGAAATCAGCGAGTTCGGTCAAGTCAGCTCCCTGGAGCGAATCGTGACCTACACCCGCCGCGACGGTCGCCGCATCCAACGTCATTACCCAGCCAGATTGCTCAAACCGGCCCTAAACAGTCGCGGCTACGAAATCGTCACACTCTGTGACGCCAATAACGACCACCACACCTACGCCATCCACCGCCTGGTGCTGGAAACATTCTGCGGCCCCAAACAACCCGGCCAAGAGTGCCGCCATCTCGACGGAAACATCCGCAATAACCACCTCGCCAACCTTCGCTGGGGCACATCCGTCGAAAACATGGCCGACAAAATCGCCCACGGCACCTGGGTCCGCGGCAGCCGAGTCGGCAATTCCCGCCTCACCGAAGACCAAGTCCTCCAAATCAAACGCCGCCTGGAGCAAAAAGAGGCCCACGCTTCTATTGCACTAGACTATGGCGTCAAAACCGTAACAATCAGTGCCATCAGCTCCGGCCGCAATTGGTCTTGGTTATGAGTGACAACAGCGTCAGCCTCCGCTACGCCCAAGGCGAAGTATTCAGCAGCCGCAAACGCTTCCGCGTCCTCGTAGCAGGCCGCCGCTTCGGCAAAAGCTACCTCTCCTGCGTCGAACTCCTCCGTGGAGCAATCGAACGCCCCGGCGAAACATACTTTTACTGTGCGCCGAGTTATCGCATGGCAAAAGATATTGTGTGGAAATTGTTAAAAAAATTAGTCCCAAAAGCATGGGTAAAAAGTAAAAACGAAACTGACCTCAAAATCGAGCTGGTAAACGGCTCCACCATCGAACTCAAGGGCACCGAAAACGCCATGGCCCTCCGAGGCCGCAGCCTCGCTGGAGTCGTCCTCGACGAAGCCGCCTTCATGGACGCCGAAGTCTGGTTCGAGGTCATCCGCCCCGCCCTCGCCGACAAACAAGGCTGGGCCCTCTTCATCTCCACGCCTGACGGCACCGCCAGCTGGTTCTACGACCTTTGGTGCTACGCCGACGAAGGCGACACCGACTGGCAGCGCTGGCAATTCACCACCATCCAAGGCGACAACGTCCCCGCCGCCGAAATCGAAGCCGCCCGCGCCCAACTCGACGCCCGCACCTTCCGCCAAGAATTCGAGGCCAGCTTCGAAAACCTCTCCGGCCTCGTCGCTATCTCCTTCTCCGACGACAACATCGACAAGCTGGTCCAAGACCTGCCCGTCCTCCCCCTCCTCATCGGCGTCGACTTCAACATCGACCCCATGTCCGCCGTCTGCGCCGTCAAAAAAGGCGACGTCCTCTGGGTCTTCGACGAAATCATCATGACCGGCGGCGCCACCACCTGGGACCTCTGCGAAGAAATCCAAACCCGCTTCGGCGTGGAGCGCCGCATCATCGCCTGCCCCGACCCCACCGGCGGTGCCCGCAAAACCTCCGGCGTTGGAGCCACCGACCACAACATCCTCCGCAAATCCGGCTTCACCGTCTCCAGCCCCCGCTCCCCCTGGAAAATCCGCGACAAAATCACCTGCGTCAACACCGCCCTCCTCGACGCCACTGGAACCCGCCGCCTCTTCATCCACCCCAAGTGCAAGGAACTCATCAAGTCCCTTCGCACCCTGACCTACGCCCCCAACACCGGCCTCCCCAACAAAAATCTCGGCGTGGATCACGCTTTCGACGCCCTCGGCTACCTCTGCCTCCAGACTTTTAACCTCGCCAAACCGGAATCCCTCGGCAAAACCAATTATCGTGTGTGGTAGTTCCCCGTATCGCGGAATGGCAGCCAAAAAACCATCCAAAGCCCAGAAAAAGGTTGCCAAAGTCATGCGCGAGTACGGCAAAGGCGACCTCCACTCGGGCAGCAAAAAGGGCCCCGTGGTGAAATCCCGCAAACAGGCCATCGCCATAGCCCTCTCCGAGGCTGGAATGACCAAAAAACCCACCAAAAAAGGTAAAAAGTAATGGCTAAACCCGGTCTCTACGCCAACATCAACGCCAAGCGCAAGCGCATCGCTGCCGGCAGCGGCGAAAAAATGCGTAAGCCTGGCTCTAAAGGCGCCCCCACCGCCGCCGCCTTCAAAGCCTCAGCCAAAACCGCCAAGCGACCCAAGGGTCGCAAGTAAACCGGAGAAAAACAATGGCCGCCGTCGCTAACACCGCAAAAGACCACTTCACCAACATCGTCGAATACACCGGCGGCACCCTCACCGCCGTCGACGACTGGATGGAAGTCCCCGCCCAATCCTCCAGCTATACCTTCGCAGCCACCGTCACTGGCGGCGCCAACTTCCAGCTCGCCCTGGAGTGCAGCTTCAACGGCAACGGCAACTGGTTCATCGTCGACACCAGCAAAACCATCAACTCCAACGGCCAATACGTCTATTTCTACGACGGCAAACCCGCCGCCAAAATCCGTATGCGCGTCGCCTCCATCAGCTCTGGAACGCCAAGCATCGTCCCCCACATTGCAGTCGCATACCACGGCTAATGCGTATCCAAACCATCAACGGCGGCTGCGTCCAAATTGACATTGACGCAGAAGACGGCCTAACCCACGCCACCTTCGTCTTCAAAACCCCCTCCCTCCCCGAAACCATCGGCGGCTTCGTGACCATGCTCACCCGCGGCATCGAAGTGCTGGTGCCAATTCCCGACCCCGACGACGAGGAGCCCGAAGAAGATGATTGAGTACCGCGGCGAACGTTTCGAGGGTTACAACAAGCCCAAGCGCACCCCCAACCACCCCAAAAAATCCCACGTCGTCCTCGCCAAAGAGGGCGACACAGTCAAACTCATCCGCTTCGGCCAACAAGGAGTCTCTGGATCTCCCGCCAAAAAAGGTGAATCTGCCGCCGATAAAGCTCGCCGCGCATCTTTCCAAGCCCGCCACGCCGCCAACATCTCCAAAGGCAAAATGTCCGCCGCCTACTGGGCAAATCGTGTCAAGTGGTAAGCGGTGCCAAAATAGAAGCAAAGTAGGAGTCAAGCCGTGGTCTACAGCGCCCAAATCCCCCCAACTGGCGCTGTAGTCAGCGAATCCCCCTTCGTCCGCAGCCTCGACGTCATCGCCATGATGCCCGACTGGAGCGTCATGGCCGCCGTCACCCGCGGCACCAACTACCTGCGCGACCTCAGCGAAACCTACCTCCCCCAAGAACCCCGCGAAGACGACGACGCCTACCAGACCCGCGTCGACCGCTCGGTCCTCAGCCCCTACACCAGCCGCCTCATCGAAACGGCCGCTGGCGCCATCCTCCGCAAACCCATCCACATCGAGGGCGACCCCTACTGGCTCGACCTCGCCCAAAACATCGACGGCCTCGGCTCGAACATCAACGAGTACGCACGCCGCGCATTGGTAAGCAGCCTCACCTACGGCCACAGCGCCATCCTCATCGACTACCCGGCCGCCACCCAAGTCCTCAACCTCGCCGAAGAACGAGCCCTGGGACGCCGCCCCTACTTCGTCCACATCGACGCCCCCCAAATCTGGGGCTGGCGCCAAGAAACCACCCTCCCTGGCTCCCCCCTCGTCCAAGTCCGCATCCACGACTACACCGTCCGCCCCCTCAACGACTTCGGCGAAGAACAGATCGAGCAGATGCGCGTCATCTACCCCGGCCGCTACGACCTCTACACCCTCGGCCAAGACGTCGTCGAGTTCAGCTCCACCGGCGACTACAGCCTCGACCAAATCCCCCTGGTCCCCATCTACAGCAACCGCCGCGGCATGTTGCGCTCCCAGCCCCCGCTGCTGGACATCGCCAACCTCAACATCACCCACTACCAACGCCAAGCCGACCTCATCCACGCCCTCCACATCGCCGCCATGCCCACCCTCGTCCTAGAGGGCTGGGACGACACCACCGGCAGCGCCACCATGGGCGTCAACTACGCCATCGCCATGCAACCCGGCAACAAGGCGTACTACGTCCAAGCCGACGCCACCAGCTTCGACGCCCAAATGGCCGAACTCCAATCCTTGGAGCAACAGATGTCCACCCTGGGCGTCACCAAGCTCTTCGGCCAGAAATTCGTCGCCGAATCTGCCGAGGCCAAGCGCATCGACCAAGCCCAATCCAACAGCGTCCTCTCGATCATCAGCCAAGAACTCGAAAGCGCCCTCAACCAAGCCTTCGCCTTCGCCGCCCAGTACGTCGGCATGGAACCCCCCGAAATCACCATTGACCGCGACTTCGACTACTACCGCCTCATCGGCCAAGACGTCTCCGTCCTGACCCAGCTCAACCAGATGGGCAAAATCAGCGACGCCATGCTGCTGGAAATCCTCCGCCGCGGCGAAGTCCTCCCCGACAACATCAACGTCGAAGACGAAGCCGAGGCCGCCCGCAGCAACATGCAAGCCCCAGAACTCATCGAAGCAAACGAAAACACCGGCGAAGACGACATGAACGAACGCGCCGAAATGTCCCCCGACCGCGTGGACCGCCTCATCGAACTGCTGTCCCGCTGATGGCCACCAAAACCGAGCAACTCACGCTCGCCCAAGTCACAGCCCTGGTCCGCCTGACCCAGCGCGTCGACGCCCTCAACACCATCCACTCCGGCGACGGCCCCCCACCCCCAATCCTCGGCACCCCCGGCGACTGGTACGTCGACACCGCCGACCTCACCCTCTACGGCCCCAAAGCCTCCACCTGGGGCACCGGCATCGAAATAGCCACCCGCAGTCAAATCAGCGGCCTAACTGTCGGTGGCTCTCTCCCCGGCACCGGCGGCAGTGGCACCACAACAACCATCTCCGCTGGCACAACAACCACCGGCGAACCCGGCACATCCGCCTCCGTCACCAACGTCGGCACCCCCACCGACGCAATCTTCAACTTCACCATCCCCCGCGGCAACACCGGCACCACCGGAGCCACCGGCCCCGCAGGCCCTACCGGCGCAACAGGCGCCACCGGCCCTACCGGTCCCACAGGCCCCGCCGGCGAAACAGGCCCCCAAGGCCCCGCAGGACCAACCGGAGCAACCGGTCCTACTGGCCCCCAAGGTGAGCAAGGTCTTCAAGGCGAAACGGGTCCCGCAGGCCCTCAGGGCGAAACAGGCCCGGCCGGCCCCACCGGAGAAACCGGCCCCCAAGGCCCTCAAGGCAACGCCGGCACAGCCGCCACAATCACCATCGGCGCCGTCACCACCGGCTCCCCCGGAGCCAGCGCCGTCGTCACCAACAGCGGCACCAGCACCGCCGCCATCCTCAATTTCACACTACCCGTCGGAGACTTCTCGAACGCCGAATTCGACGACGGAACTTTTTAAGGTCTCTTCTTGTAAACTAGAAGCGTCTATGTAGCACAAAACCGTGCCCGAAGAAACCCCGGCAACGCCAGCTCCTGTGGAGCCCGCTGCCCCTCAGCCCGTGGCTGAAACCGCCGATTACGCCTCCCAAATCGAGGCCCTTCGAGCCAAAAACCAAGAACTGATCGCCGAACGCCGCAAGGACCGCGAAAACCGCGAAGCCCTCCAAGCCCAAATCGACGAACTCCGCAACGCCCAAGAATCCGCCAAAACCGCCAAACTCGCAGAATCCGGCGAATTCAAAACCCTCTGGGAAGAAGCCCAACAAACTGTTGCCGACCTCAAACAACAACTCGCCGCAAAAGAATCCGAAGTCGATCAAATCCGCCAAGGCTTCACACAAGAACAACTCAAATCTGCCGCCATCGCCCAACTCTCCTCAGCTGGTGCGCTGGCGCCCGATCAGCTGTATCGTTTACTGCAGGAGAACCTTCGCGCTAAAGACGGCCAGCCCGTGGCTGTCGTCGGCGGCGTCGAAGTTCCAGTTGGCGAATACATCGCCAACCTCAAAAACCCCGGCAGCGGCTACGAGCATCATTTCGCAGCTACGAACCGCGCCGGCATGGGTGTAGCAGGCAGTGCCCGCTCCACCAGCCTCCCCGGCCAATCCAACCCCTGGCTTAAAGACAGCTGGAACGTCACCCAGCAAATGATCCTTCTCAGTAAGGATCCCGACAAAGCCAGGCTGCTCCGCGCAGAAGCCGGAGCCCAGTAGCCCCTGTGGGGCACCTCCCCCGTAAACCCACCTGGAGCCCACAATGGCTGCTTCTCTCGAAAACTATTCCGGCGGTACATTCCTGTCGGATCTTGTCTCCCGCCCCGAGTTCCTCGCTTACACCAGCGAGGGCATCTTCGAGCAATCGAAGTGGATCCAAAGCGGCATCGTCCAGCGCAACGCTGCCCTGGATGCCCGCAGCGGCGGCACCCGCGTCCGCGTCCCCTTCTTCGACCCCATCAACCCCACCGAAGAGCAAATCCTCTCCTCGGCTGCCTGGGGCACCTCCGGCGCTGGCTATCTGACCCCTCAGAAGTCGACCGCCGACGAGCAGATCATGACGATCCTGCACCGTGGCTTCGCCTACGCCGCTGACGACCTCAGCAAGCTGGGCTCTGGCGCCGACCCCCTGGCCCACGTCCGCAACCAGCTGACCGCCGCCATCAACAAGCTGAAGACCACCACCCTGAAGAACCAGCTCCTGGGTCTTTTCGGCGGCATCTCGGCTGCTGGTGTCATCGGCGCCAACCAACTGGACGCCTCCTACGCTGGTGTCCCCGGCTCGGTCACTGAGGCCAACTACCTCAACGTGGCCAACATCGTCAAAGCCAAAGCCAAGCTCGGTGAGCGCGGCGATGAGCTTGACGCCATCGCCATGCACTCGAACGTGGCTTTCTACCTGCAGCAAGTCGGGATGCTGACCTTCAGCACCTCGGCCCTGTCGGCCAGCGGCTCCATCGTCTGGGGCGGCGGCGGTGTGGGCGTGACCCAACCCGAAGTGGCCACTTTCGCCGGCCTGCGCGTCGTCATCGACGACCAGCTGACCTACCTGACCGGCGGTACTGCCACCCATGCGGTGAAGTACCCCGTCTACATGTTCAAGTCCGGCGTCATCTCCGAGGGCATCCAACAGGACCTGCGCCTCGCCGCCGACCGCAACATCCTCTCCATGCAGGATGTCGTCGCAGTGGACTACCACTACGGCTACCACGTCACTGGCACCAAGTATTCCAACGCCACTGACAACCCGACCAACGCCGCCCTTGCCACCACCGGCAACTGGGGCCTGGTCTACAGCACCACCAAGATGGTGCCCATCGTGCGCCTGCTGGTCAACACCCCGCTGGACACCTCCGCCTACGCCTGATCTCCAGGCACATAAGCAAGGCCCCCAACCGGGGGCCTTTTTTCATGTCACTCAATCCCCAACCGCATCTTCTCCTGCCGCTCAAACACCTGCGCCGAATCAATCGCCATCTTGTACGACTGGAGCACCAACTGGTTCACCAATACATACGACACTTCCAACTTCTCGCAGATCTCCGGCACGTTGGCACCGTCCTCTCGCATCGCCCGCACCTGCTTAACAACATCAGCCCAAACCCGAGGCTTAGTCGGATCCACAACCTTTTCGGCTGCGTTTACGCTGCCTTCGGAAGCACTTCTGCGCGTAGCCATGAAAAAAGTCCGTCTCTTCGTACTACAGGATAACCTCCGCCGCGTAATCGACGTCCCCTACGGCCGACACACCGAAGCACAGGCCGACCTCGAAATGTCTGGAGCGACCATCTACCACGCCTCCGTCCTCAGTCAACCCAAGAAATCAAGAAAACTTACAGCCGAGGCTAGACTCAGACAAAGACTGTACTGACCGTGGCCGCCGTCATCGACGCAACCTTGTCTGGCGCCAACGCCAACTCGTACGTGACGCTAGCAGCCGCCGACGCCTACTTCGAGACAGTCCCCGACAGCACAAACTGGACCAGCAAGTCCACCGACGCCAAAAACCGCGCCCTGATCTCCGCCACCCGCTGGATCGACGCCCTCAGCTTCTACGGCGATCGCTGCACCACAACCCAAGCCCTTAAGTGGCCCCGCGAGGACTACACCGTTGACGGCATCGACCTCGCCTGCACCCTAATCCCCGAGCCCATCAAGGTCGCCACCTACGAGCTGGCACGCGCCCTCGCCAACGACACTGACGCCATCATCGGCACCACTGGTACCACCGGCATCTACGACGAAGTCGAACTCGGCGAACTCCGCGTCAAGTACAACAAAACTTCACAAACCAGCGGCGTCGTCAACAACGTCTTTGACGTCTACCCCTGGCTCCAGTCCTACCTCGGCCCCTACTGCATGGGCGGGGCCGCCAACTACGCCGTCCGTCTATTCCGAGGCTGACATGGGCCTGATCGACGACACCTTCGCCTCCATCCCTGCCTCCCTCCTCAACGACTGGGGCCAAACCATCACCTACATCAAAACAACCACCCCCCGCACCTACGACCCAACCACTGGAGCAGTCACTGGCGCCGACACCAACGTCAGCATGAAAGCGCTAATCGTCCGCCTCACACCCCGCGAATCTGAAGGCCTCTACCAAGCCACCGACATCAAAGTCATCTTCGGTACCGCCGAGCTTGGCACCTACTACCCCACCGAAGCCGACCGCATCCAATACACCCAAGACGGCGCAACCCGCGAGGCCAAAATCATCAACATCACTACCTACCGCGGCGACAACCCCGTCCTCCACACCGTCATAGCGAGGCCCCAGTAATGGCACGCAAAGGTTTCTGGCAAGGCGGCGTAAACCTGCTGCAAGAACTGGACCGAGTAGCTGCGACCACCGTCTACAACGGCCCCAAAGCTGCAGCCGAACGCGTCGTCCGCGAACTGCAGCAAGACGGCCCCAACTGGAGCGGCCAATTCTCTAACTCCTGGCAAATTCAAACTCCTACTGTCCTCAAAAAAGGCACAGGCCAACCAGGCGAACCAGTTCCTGTCACAACCCCTCCACTGACGGGTCAACAAGTTGTAAAAAGTTTCCTCACCAAAGACAGCGTCGTCTTCACAATCTCAAACTTCGCACCACATGCACTGGAGGCAATCGACGCCGTCCAACACGACCGCCAATACTATGCTCGACGCAAAACAGCCACTCCCCAGACATCACTGGGTCTCAGCAAGTGGGAAGTATTCGGCCCTCGCGCTGCCGCCTCGTACCGGGGCCAAACCGGAGGCGGAAGCCAAGGCGGTAACTCCAGCCGCACCGCACCCCTCGACTGGTTCTCCACCTACGCCAGCGCCGAACTCGGACGCGCTGTGCAGATAGAGATGGACTCCGCCTTCCGCCGCCGCTTCACATGAACTACCAAGCCATCCGCGCCGCAGTCGAAAACCCTCTACTGACCGCCTTCAGCGCACTGGTACCCCCAGTCCCCGTCTACTTTGACAACATCACAGCCGTCCCGCCCAACACAACCACGGAATACGTCCGCGTAAACATTACCTTTGGCATCACAAACGAGCCAACACTGACCACCAGCGTCGACCACGCTCGTGGTGCCCTCATCATCCGCATCTTCACCGAAAAAGGCCGCGGCCCTTCCCGCAACCAAACCCTGTTGACGACAGCCGTCAACACCCTGGAAACAATCAACGCCACTGCCAAACCTTCTACTGGAACATTCTTCCGCCTCGGCGAAATTAACGGGCCAATCTTCTCAACAACCGAAGACGCCCCACACTTCATGGGCCGCATCGACACCAACTGGGTAGCAACAGTCCTCTCTTAAAGACTCTTGCTATTGTTGTAAAAGCCGGGCAGTGCCCGCCCCCACTGCCTTTACCCCTCGGTAAGCCCCATGGCCACAACCGTTCTGTCCGGCACGTCCGGCGCCCTCTACTACAAGCCCGCTGGCACCACCGGATCGTTCGGTGAATCCAACGTGACCACCGCTACCGACACCATTACGGTCCAGACCTACCTGAACTTCAAGGTCGGCGATCCTGTGGTGTTCAGCGTCATCAACAGCCAGACCGGTGGAGCCGGCAGCGGCACTCTTCCCGCCGGCCTGAGTGCTGCCACCACCTACTACGTGATCTCGTACACCGCTGCCACCGGTGCTCTGCAGGTTTCTGCCACCGCCGGCGGCGCTGCTGTCGACATCACGGATGACGGCACCGCTGTTGCCCCCAACGAGTTCCAAGTCGCCTACGCCGACTTCGCTGTTGTCGGCCAAGTCCGCGACTGGAGCTTCGAAATCAGCCGCGCTGAGATCGACGTCACCACCATCGGCCAAACCCCGGGGCAGTACGTCCCCTTCCGCACCTACATCAGCGGCTTCGGCGATGGCACCGGCACCGCCACGGTCTACATGACCAACGAGGACGCCGCCCTCTCCAACCGGATGATCCAGGACGTCCTGCAGCGCCAACAAGACGGCGCCGCCTTCAAGCTCTACACCGACCGCGTCTTCAGCGGCGGCACCCTGAGCGACACCCTCAGCCGCTCGATCTCCTTCGACGCCGTGCTGACCTCCGCCAGCCTCAACATCAACCCCGACGACGCCCAGTCCGTCACTGTCAACTTCCGCCCTGCTGGCACCCCCACCTTCGACTTCAGCAAGAGCTGAAATCACACAACAAACACCAGGCCCCGCTTCGGCGGGGCTTTTTTGTTGTCTACTCCGCTACACTAGAAGCATCAACACCCTCGTTGTATGCCAGTTCCAGCCCGCGCCATCGACCGCCTCCGCAAGGCCGCCAACCTGGAGCCCGTCAAAAAGACCGTCGACCTCTCGGACGGCAGCACTTTCGAGCTGTGGGTCACTCCCCTGACCATGGCCGAGCGCGAACGCGCTCAGAAACAGGCCAAGTCCGACGACGCCAACGCCTTCGCTCTCCAACTGCTGATCACCAAGGCCCTCGACGAATCCGGCGCCAAACTTTTCAACGCTGGCGAGATCGACGTCCTTAAGAACGAAGTCAAGGACAAGGACCTCCAAGCCCTGATGCTCGCCATCATCACCGACGACGCCGAGCCCCTCGACCCAAAGAGCTGAGCGCCGAACTCCGCAAGGACAACTGGCTCATGCTCCAGTTCGGAGTCGCCAAAGAGCTAGGCAAATCCCTGCGCGAGGTCCGCGCCTCAATGACCGCCGAAGAACTGATCGGCTGGAGCGCCTACTTCCAGATCCTCAACGAGGACCAAGAACGCGAACTCAAAAAAGCCCAACGCCGCCGCTAACCCGGCGGCTTCTTTCTGCCGTAAACTGAAGTACCAAACAGTAACAGCGTCGTGGCTTACAGAGCGGACATTGAAATTGCGGTCCGCGGCGCGACGCAAATAACAAAACTGCAAGCGCAGATAAACAGTTTATCCGCTGGTATTGACTACATAAACAAACAAGCACTATTTAGAGGTGCCGTAGTTGCAAGCGTCGCTAACTTCAAAGATGCGGTAAGTCAAACTGAGCGTGCGATGCGCTCAGCTGCGATAGGCACAAATGTACAGAAAAAGTCTATTGATGCTTACATTCAATCTGTTGCAGCAGCAGAAAAAGCCGAAAAGTCTTTACAGATAGCAATTAAAAAACGGCGACAAGAATTAGGTATCAGTGCTCCTTCAGGTGGCGGTATAAGTCGTGGCGCCGGCGGTAACCGTGTAAGCGGTGCTATCAGTAACGCGGTTATAGGTGGAGCATTTCCTTTACTTTTCGGTCAAGGCGGTGGCGCAGCAACAGGTGGTGCAATTGGTGGTTTAGTCGGTGGTGCTCTCGGAGGAACAGGCGGATTTGCTGGATCGCTGCTTGGTACTTTGATTGGGGGTCTTGCTGCCCAGGGAGGCAAGATTAAAGAACTTGCAACAGATATAGGCTTCAGCGTTGAGCAAACACGCCAGCTTCAGGAGGCCTTCAAACTTGCCGGTCAAGATGCCGAAAAATTTACCGCGGCTGTTCAAAATATTCGAGGCTTAGGTCTAAGTTTAGAAGATCAAGCAAATGCAATCAAACTTGTAAGTGCTTTAACTGAAACCTACGGCGGCAATATCGTTAAAGTTTCAAATGCGTTTACATCCGCATTTGAGTCAGGTAAAGTAACGCAAGCTACCTTAAATCAGCTTACAAGTGAAGGTATTCTAGTTCAAGATGCACTTGCAGCAAAGTACGGAGTAAGCCGTAGTGCCATTTTACAGATGGCAAAAGACGGAAAAATATCCGTTCAAGCGCTTGCAGATGTTCTTGTCGATATGGGTAACAAAGGCTTAGAAGCTGGGCAAAAACCTAAAACTGCTTTTGAGCAGTTCCAGGTTGCACTTAATAATACCGCGACTGCAGTAGGTAATGTCGCATCTTCTTTACTAGCCGTTCTTGCTCCCGCGATAGATGCAATTATACTAAAAGCTACTCAAGCTCTAAATATTCTTACAGAAACTATAAATACTGAAATGCTACGAACACGTATACAGTCACAAAGCGGTAAAATTGTCGGACCCGCAAAACTTAGAGAAATAGAGCAAGAAGCAATGGGTATCGCAGCTAGGAGATTTCCTAGCGAAGCAAAAGGGCGCCAGTTAGCCGCTGGTGCGAACATTATTTCTCCTCGCGCACAAGCAGAGTTTCAGATCATTAGAGAGCAGTTAATTCGTAACGAATTACAGCGTTTCGGTTTTGAAAGTGGTATTCTGCGCACGCCCACGGCAGTTCCTAATACGGGAATAGGACGAATAACGGCACCAGCGCAAATGGCACCTTCCGGTGGTGGCGGCAAAGGCAAAAAAGATAGCGGTGCCGAAGCTGCAGCCCGTGAAGCTGCACGAGTTACTGAAGTCATCCGTGACCGCATGGCCGAAACCGAAATGCTTCGGATTCAAGGCCAACTCCAGGAAAAAATTTCTAACGCCGAGATGGTAAAAGATGCCAGCCTCGTGGCCAGATTGAACGGCGAAAAAGAAATACTCGACATCCAGTACAGATACGCACAAGCACTGGCAAACGAGAAAAATATAAACGCTCAGCAGGCAATCGTACAAGAAGGTCTGCAAGCTATCGAAAACTCGCGCTTAAACACTCTACTAAAAGTAGAAGAGATAGAAGCGCAAAGAACAGAAAAATACACCGACTTGCTTACAAAGTTTGACCGCGAAATTGAATTAGCTGGCATTAAAGACGAAGCCGCCAAAAAACTCCGTCAGATCGAGTTCGACATCATTGACCTACGGAAACAAGGAATCCTCCTGACTGAAGAGGAGATTACGGCCTACAGAAACCGCGCCGTCGCAGCCGCTGGTACTGGCACCAAAGGACCGGGCCAAAAACGCATGGAAGAACTCAAAGCCGAACTGGCCGAACTGACAAATCTGGAAAATGTCGCTGTGCTTGCCGCAGACAACATGGGCAACGCCTTCGGTCAAGCGTTCCAGGAAATCATCAACGGTTCGTCCAGCGCACAAGAAGCGCTCGCCAACATGATGCGAAGCATCGGTGAAAATTTCATCAACATGGCCGCCCAGATTATCGCTAAGCAGACCACAATGGTAATCCTGGGCACGATCCTTAAAGCCTTAGGTGTGTTCACCGGAGCGGGCGGTGGAGGCGGCGGTTTCTCTAGTAACGCCGCAGGTTTCGGCGGCTCTGTTGACGCTGGTATCCCCGCATTGCCGAACATTCCCGACTACAGCGGTGCCTTCCGCGCCAACGGCGGCCCAGTCTCTGCCGGATCGCCCTACGTCGTTGGCGAGCACGGCCCCGAGCTGTTCGTGCCAGGGCGTAACGGCAGCGTTGTTTCCAACTCCGGCCTGCGCGATGCAATGGGCGCCGCGCCAGGCAGCAGTGGCTCACCGGTGCTCAACATGAGCTTCCAGACAACCAGCATCGGCGGCGTAGAGTACGTCAGTAGAGACCAACTGGAGGCGGCCATGGCCGAAACCCGCCGCCAAGCCACCCGCGACGGCGCCAATCGCGGCATGACCATGACACTGGATCGCATCAAGCAATCCCCCCAAACCCGTAGCCGCATCGGTATCCGCTGATGGCCGCGTTTCCCTCGATCACCCCAACCGGCCGCAGCTTCCGCCCTGGCGTGTACCCGCAAAAGGCATACCGCGCCCTTAGTGGTGCAGTCGTCAAGCGGACGTACGGCAATTCACCGTACGGCGCCCAGCTCGACCTGGAGTTCGACAGCATCTCCGACGCCACCGTCGTCACCCTGCTAGACCACTACCGCAGCCAAACCGCCGCCAACCGCCGCTTCACCCTCAGCAGCAACGTCACTGCTGGCATGTCCAGCACCTTGGCCGCCCGCGCCAATGCAAGCATCGACGGCCTCCGCTGGGAATACGCCGGCCCGCCTGAAGTGCAAACCATCCGCCCCGGCATCAATAACGTCCGCATCAACCTCGCTGGCGAAATTCGCAACCCGCTGCTTGACGACTGATGGACATCCGCATCTGTCAGTTCTTCGATCTGACCACCAGCACCGGCAACCGCCACTTCTTCCAGAACTACTTCGCCAACCAGAACAAGGTCTACGCCGGCCGCACCTACAGCTTCGCCCCATTCCGCGCCGAGGGCGCCATCGCCAGCCTCAACGGCGAAAACAACATCCTCCAGATTCTCTTCCCCAACCTCGACATCTCAGTCGCCATGCTCTACGCAGGTGATGGCAACCGCCTCAGCACGCTGGAACTTGCCACCGTCTGGCTAACCGCTGACGGCAGCTACACCAACAACATCCAGGTGGAGTACTACGTCGGCGTCGGCAGCAGCATCAGCGACACCACGCTGGAACTCCGCTTCCGCTCTGCGATCGACAGCGTCACCAGCAACTTCCCCAACCGCATCCTTACCCGCGAACTCGTCGGTCCCCTGCCACTGGACTCACAACTGGTCCTCCAGTGATCAACGTCAACGACCTCATCGGGCTGACCTACGGGTGGGGGCATCGCCCCGGTGACGGCAGCGACCAAACGGACTGCTTCCAACTTGCCTGCGAAATCCACCGCCGCTTCGGCTTGGCAGACTACGCACCAGCCTTTGCCTGGGTCTACAGCGAGTTCAACAACGACACCTTCCCGCGAATCCGCATGGCCCGCTGGCTCCTGCACAACGGTAGTCGTCTGACCACTCCCCGCCCCGCCGCCGTCGCCCTATTGCCCTCGGATGTTGGTGCAGCCCTCGGCACCGTCATGGAGGACAGCAGCACTGTTTTCATCGGCCCGTCTCATAATGTAGTAAGAGCCAAGCTGCCAGAAGGCACCGGCCAACTCTTCTGGATGGAGCGATGACCCGCAAGCTGCTGCCCTACGAGCACGACCTCATCGCCACCCTCGGCATCACCAAAGAAGAGTATCTCGACTTCCTGGCGATCCAGCAAACCTATACCGACGCAAAAGAAGGCACAGTTTTTGACATCCGCAACGACCCTGTTTCGATTGTTCTTGCCGTCATCGGCATCATTTTTCAAGTTGTCTCTGTACTGCTGACACCACGTCCGGAGATCCCATCTATCTCAGCCGCCGGCGGCGAACGCCAGACCCGTGAACAACGCTTTTCGCCCCGGTTCGGCTTCAACAGCGTCCAAGAACTCGGCAAATACGGCGACACCGTCCCGCTGGTCTACACCGACCGCTCCGACAGCGGCAACCCCAACGGCGGCGTCCGTGTCGCTGGCACCCTCCTCTGGAGCGCCGTCCGCAGCTACGGTAGCAACCAATTCCTGCAAATGTTGATGCTGCTGACCGGCGGCCAAATTACCCGCGTCGACATCAACAAATCCGCCTTCGGTCAAACAGTCATCACCGACCTGATCGCCCAGAACAAGTGGATTTACATGGGCCTCACAGGCCCTCTCCACTGGTTCAACGAAGCCAGCTTCTCCAGCGACTCCGACCCCACCAAATACGGAAATGCAAATGAGAATCCTTATCGTTTACAGCCCGGCATCGAAAACACCCGCGTAGACGGCTTTAGCCAGGCCTATTCCCCCAGCAGCTCGAACATCTTCGGCGGTTACAGCCCCGTCCCCATCAACGTCAAGACCTACCTCCGTAACGAAGCTGGCGACAAAGGCAGCGCCGATATTCAAATAACCGCCTCTTCTCAAGCCTGGAACACCGGCGCCCTTGCCGTAATCCCGCTCAACCAAACGTTGCAAATCCGTTTTGCCTCCACGGCAAATTCCCCCGATGGCGCAACGTTTGAGGATGACCTGGTGCGTACCGCAATGGATACGCGCCGCACATTAGCCAGCGTTTTCGACGACGCCGGCATCTTCAAGCTCGGCTCCGCTCGCTACCGCACCAATCGCATCACTGGTACGACCACCGACGAAGGTGATTTTGTCGTGGATCTGGTGTGTATTGAAGCCGGCCGTGCTCCATCGCTTAACTACACCTATGACGAAGTTATCGACACGGCTCAAGATGTAATAAATAGCCCAGACTATCAAAGATGCAAGCGTACAGTTGATAACTTACTGGCACTGGATCAACGCAACACAATGGCCACCGCTTACGACAGCGACGGTAACTATCAATACGATTATCTGCAATACGGAGGATCGATACCGGAAAACGAAAGGTTTGTTGTTTTAGACGCCCAAGCTCTTCTTAACTCAGGAAACATATACGGTATCGAATCTTATACAGCTAGCTACTTCGATTATGACTACGGCGAAGAACGCAACTACACCGATTACCGCCTGGTATTTTTTCGTGCAATTACACCCGCTGAACGTACAGACATACAGCGCTTTATCGAACTTGAAAATGCCAGACAGGTTGGCAGCGACGATCTGTTTTACCTAAAAGCAATAACCCGCGTCGAAGAGGCCTCGTACACCACGGTCTCCCAGTGCAACATTGTCGACATCGCCTTGAAAGCGCAGGTATACCGGCGTATCTCGGGTAGACAGCAAAGCTACGGCAGCCAGCGTCGTGCAGGTTACGCCGCCAGCGACAACGGCATCCAGCAGCGAACGTCCATGTTCTTGCTGCACTACCGCATCGCCGGTGGTGCCTACACCACAGCACCTGGCATTTTTGTCGTGCGCCGCGCCGCCGAACAAGACAACTTTATCTACATCAAATTCAACGGCGGCTCTACACCACAAAACTGGCAGTTCCGACTCGAGCCAATCCTCGATCCGTTAGCTGAAATCGCCAAGCACAGTTTCCTGCGCCAAGCTAACGGCCTTGTACGTTACTTCTACCTGCAAAACTCAGGCAACGCAGCCGCTTTCGATCTAGGTTCCGGTCGTACGCTCTACTTCACCGGCTTCACCCAAGACAGTCAAACCAGCGGGCTGCCTCCACTCAACGAATCCGCCAACGGCACCAACGAGTGGGACCTTTTCAGCCTCGATGCCGACACCCAACTACAAACATCCTTCGAGCGCGGCCCCGAACTGGCCATTACCGCCGTCAGCGAACAGTTGATACAAAATTTTACGCCTGCGCTGTACTCCAACCTCTCGCTTGTTGGTTTCAACGTCTTCAGCGGCAAGAGTTTGCAGGACATGC